AGACGTGTGCTGTCTACTGTACGATCTACACCAAAAAATGTATCAGATGTAACAGTGGATGGAAGCCACGCATCAAGACCTGACATCTTAGCGCCAAAGTCACCTTCAACATAAAGAAAATCATCGGCAGACAAAGATGCAATGCTGTCAGTTGCATTGCCAACTACAGTCAAAACATCGTTATCACGATCAACACCAGTAACTTCAAGAGTACCTGAGTAAAGAGCACTCCCATCAGTAGCGCTTGCTTTAAGACGCATACCAACTTCAAAGTTAATTGCATGACCTGCAACAAGCTCAACAGTAGTGTTGCCAAGGCTTGGACTCGCATGAATTTGACCAATAGAGCCAGTTCCGCTGCGATAAACATCACGGCCCATTGCACGTGAAAGTGCATGAAGAGCTGAGTCAGTTTTAGACTTTGCAACATCAAGCAAAGAACCTTCATTGCCATCAGCCGCAAGCAGAGTTTCGTTATCAACGCTAACTACTGCGTAGTCTTTTACACGTGTAACAACAAAGTCTTCAATCTGGGTTCCGCTACGGTTGTTTTGTGCAGTTGCAAAAGTAGCACTGCGACCATTGGTCATGCCGTATTCAACTGCATAAGTTGCATTTCGCCCAGGAAAAGTAGTTTCTTTTGGAAGCATAGCCAACAAGGGATTGTTCTTGTAGACCATGTTTTCGACCTTCTTGTACGGATACATGTCCTTCATGGCCGCATCGAAGTTCGTTAAATTAAAGGAAGCCATTGCCTCACTCCTTTGTAAAAATTAACTTGTAAAAAGTTTCCCGTCCCATTTTTCACGAATTTCTTCATAACTCATGTTGCTGTTGGAAACTCTTGTAGGCTGTTCTTTAAATTTAGCCGATAAAGTTGCTTGCGGCTTACTCACTTTTCTAAATGCTTCTGGATTGTATCTTTGAAGTTTTTCTAAGACTTTAGGGTCTGCATAAAAACTTTGTTCATGTTCTTGAATTGCTGATTCTAATTTTTCAAATGCTGCTTCGATTGATAATTCTTCGCCTGTATTTTTGTAATGCTCAGCCATGCCTTGTGCAATTTCTTGAGCAGATAAAGACTCTGCTACAAGTGGGTATGTTTCAGAATAAGACTGGCGATACTGGTCTACATCTGAAACAAATTTATTAATTGCAACTTGCTGTTGTTCTCTGGCTTTTCTTTGTTGTTCTTTTTGCTCTTTTTGCTGAAGCTCTGTTTTAAGTTTTGCAAGCTCCATCTGTGTTTTTGAAATACGATTCTCACTGTTGTTAGCAATGGCATCATCCAGGCTGCCTTCAGCTAAACTTCTTTGAAACTCTAAAGGATTTATGCCCTGGCTCTTTAGAAATTCATGAGGATTATTTTTAAGAAGCTCTTGATTTTTCATCAGCTGCTGAAGCTGTTCTTCTTTTTTCCTCATTTCGATTGCTTGTTTTTTTGCGGCAATTTCGCTGGCCCGTCTCTCTTTGTCTCTTTGAACTTTGTCGAGAAACTCTCTACTTTTTGTTTTTTCTTTTACTGCTGCTACTTCTGCTACTTCTGCTACAGGTTCCTCTTGAGCTGGTAGATCTTTTTCAAAAATATTAAAAGACTTAGGCTCTTGTGGCGCTTCGGCCACAGCCTCTACTGCTTCGGGCTCACTTGCTGGAGCATCTTGTACTTGTGCTTCACTCATTTATATCTCCTACATTACGATCCCAGGAGGTAACCCTGGCATCGGCGGCGCTGCTGGCGCTGATGGTAATTCCCCAGGCATGCCCGGAGGCAATGCTGCTGGAGCTGCTGGCATTGGTGGAGGAGGCTGAGAAGCCTTAATTAAGGACTCTGCTTGAGAAATCCATCGCCTTAGTAGCTCAAGATTTTCTTCATCAACATCTTCCATCATTGCTAAGTTATATGCTTGCTGGAATCGAACGATACCAAGCTCAAGGTTCATATATGGCTCTGGTGGGAAATATTCCCCATCTTCAACCATGCGCTCAATGGCCATATCAAGAACTTCAATATGAGCATTCTTCAGTTTGTTTGCTTTTTCTAGGTCGGGAAAATCGAGTAGTTGATGAGCTTCTTCTTTTGTAAATAACCCGTTCATGGTCATTTCTGTAACTGAAGCTAGTTTTGCTGCTGGTGTCTGAGGAAGTGCTCCAATTGGTTTTACCTGAATAATAAATTCATCATTTTCAAGGCTAATGTCTTCCCAGTTAACTTTCTCAAGACCAGTCTTTTTATCGAAGCTAGCAACAATATACTCATCATTATCTTTGTGAGCATCTCGAATAAGTTCAATAATTTGAGATGAAGCATCAAGAAACATTTGCTCGTAAGCCTGGCCTACAACCATAAAGCGCTCTGATTCAATATCAGAAAATTCACGAAGCGCCCGACCCGACTCAAGTCCAACTGGTTTTTTACTTTGAGCTGCAAGCTGACTAATGCCTGTCATTTCATAGGCTCGTTCTACTAAGCGATCTAGATGAGCAAACATTTCACCAGATACGGAGCGAGGAACAAAAAACTGAGGAGGTGTGCCTCTATATTTGATTGCACCCCAGATTCGATTGTTTAAATGAGACTGCACAATCTTAGATGTGTCTTCAATAAATACCTTGGGAGTTGCCAAGTGCATTTGCTCTTGAATCCTGGCAAGCAACTTATTGATTTCAACCTGGATGCCTTTTACTTCCCTGGCTAAGCCATTTCCCCAGAAGCTTACAGGGTTTTCGGTCCATCGAATAAACGTAAAGGGGAAATGTTCTTTAGTGAATTCAGAATCTTGCAGAGTAACAGTGTCAGTGCATATTACATGTCTTCCATCATTTGAATCTGGGCCACTTGGGAGATGCCATGCTTCATGACACTCCACCATATCTGAACTTCTTGTTTCACCCTCATAGTTGTCTGCTGGCTCTGCATTTCTGGAAGCCATGATTTCTTTTCGTTTTTCAGGAAACAACTCAGCAAGAACATGACTAGACACTTTGCGCGTTTGAAACATTTGCCTTGGTGAGCCACCATTTTCTGTTTCAAGAGGATCTATCGTTAGCTCTGTTACCGGTACTCTTTCAGCTTTAATTTTGCCAAACTCAGTGTAATATTTAATAATTCCTGTTCCAGTTATACATGCATCCAGAAAAGCTCTTTGAGCAATTGGATACATTTTCATAGAATAAAACTGACCCTGCATAAGTTTATCAAATAGCTTTGATTTTCTTTTTTGAGAGTAGTTTCCGCCTTCAGTTAGAAAGCTGATAGCTGGTCTATGTTTGGAAATTTTAGAATTAGCGGCTTGGCAAAGAGAGTGGATGATATTGAATGTTAGCCTTGGTTGCCTCATCTGAGCATATTGAACAGAGCCATAAGCATATCGGGAGTGGATTGGCCTGCCATTGTACAAGCCCATAAATGTAGCAACGTCATTGTAATAATGCTCTTGCTCATCTCTAAGGATGTTGATGAATTTACTGATAGCAGCATGAGGTTCTTCCTCTGCTTGCCACCAAAAAGTATCTCCATAAACTCCATAACTCATGGCGTCTCAGCACTCCTCCACAGATAGTCATCTTCTGTGTAACCCAAGTCATCTCTTGGTAGTTCATTAATATTTTTTGAGCCTGGCTTCTCTGGATCAGCATCGTAGTTGTCAAAGTTAAAGCTACCTGACTGAACATTGCCTACTGGTTGCATTTCTTGAATCACCGGAACTTGGCCCCATTCTATTTCAAATTCAGCGTCTTTATATCTAGTAACACCAAAATCACTTAATAGCTTTAACATCGATTTAAGTTTTTTGGTTGTAGGACCTGCGCCCATATCTCTTTGCTTTTTTTCAGTCATTTGCTTCCTCAGTTGTAAAGATCGGCGTCAGAGTATCCAATTCCCCACACTTCAGAATCATAATGTTCTTCGTGTTCTTCCTCAAGAAGTTTTTGCTCCATCTCGTCCTCAAGTCTCCTGAAGTACTCCTTAGACCCCTTTTCAGGCTCATAACCAAGCTCCTCATAAAGATAATGCCTAGATTCTTGCCATGCATAGAAACAAGCATCTGAGAGGTGATTATCAAATCTTCTGTCTTCAGCAGTTCCGGCTTTGTTGTACTGAAGTTTATC